TGAAGTTTGTTTTGGATTTTATAATAATGCAATAGCTGATGTATATATTAAACAAGATTTTAACGATGAATTAAGAGGGATTTATAAAGGGGATTTTGAAGCTCCACTTTATCAACAAGCTTTTAGATGGTTTAGAGAGAAGTATGAAATACATTCCTATATTGAAAGACTTATATCAGGAGCTTTTATCTATAAAATAGACTGGTTTGAAGAAGATAGACATAATAAGATTGTATGGGAATGTAAATCATATTCATTTGAAGAATCGGAACTCGAATGTCTTAAAAAATTAATAGAAATAATAAAAAATAAATAAAAATGAATGAATTAATTTGTATAAATCCAAAGAATTATAAACTTACAGAAGGTAATAAATATGTAATTGTTATTGATGAAGGTGAAACAGTAATGTTAGTTAATGATAGTAATAAAACTGTCAGATACTATAAAGATTTATTTAAAGAAGTTGAAGAAGAAATTATTCCTGAACCAGAACCAGTTGTTGTTAGAACTGAACAAGATTTAATTAATAGTATAGCTAATGATGGTTTAAATACAACTTTTATTGATTTTGATAATAATTTAATTACAATTAGTAATAAATTATCTATTTTAAATAATGATAATGAGTTTAGCTGTGGTATTAAAAATATTGTTAATATTGGTAATCAATTAGAAGAAATTTATGATATAGTTAGTGCAACTGAAGAAAAAGTTGAAGAAGATTTACCATTATTAACAAAAGCTTTAATTAAATACAGTTTTAAAAATTACATTAAAAATCAAGCAAACAATGGTATGAATGCTGCAATTTATTTAATGTCTTGTAATGTTGAAGATGGTGGTTTAGATGAAGAAACTGTTGAAATTTTAAATGAAATATCAGATTTTAATACTGTATCAGAACTTAATCCTAATAGTGATAATCAAATCATGTTATGGGGGTTTTATAAATCTAATTTAGATAATTAATGAAATTATATGTAAAAAATATAACTAGAGAATCTAATGACACCTTATATACTTTTTTATATAAGGTGTTAAGTTTCGATGATAGTGGTTATGGAAAAGCAACAGGAAAAGCTACCTATAAAGATCCAGAATTTACAAAACTTCAATGTGTTGCAAATAAATATAGAAGTTTTGATGATATTGTATTAATAAGTAAGACATATTTTAAAGTTTCAGATAAAGTAGTTGCTAAAGTTATGAAAAGGTTTTTAGATGATTATAATTCTGCTGGTTTAGTTTTATGTGATACTCTTCATAAATGGGTATTTTATTATGGTTTAAATAAAAGTGAAATTTTTAAATATTGTAATAGATATAATAATTCGCATAATAAAACAAATAATCCTGGAAAAGGTATTTATTCATTTGAAAATATTATAAACTTGATGGGATTAACAAAAGAAGATGTTAAAATAAATAATTAATAATCTTAAAAAAATTATTAAAAATTATAAAAATGTTAAAATTTAAAGATTATTAGTAAACAATACTAATAAATTAATGAGTGAAGAAAAAAAATCTCTATTTTCTAGAGTATATGAGAATATTGTAAATAAAAGAGAAAGGATTTTAAGTGGTAAAGTGAATTGTATTCCGTGGCAATTACCAAGATTTGAAGAAAGTTCTCCAGGTATTGAACAAGGTAAATATTATCAAATTACAGCTCAAAGTAAGGCGGGAAAAACTCAGCTTGCAGACGCTTTATTTGTATTCAACACAGTTAAGCAAATAATTGATGATAATCTTGATATAAGATTAAAAATATTTTATTTTAGTTTAGAACTCTCAAAAGAAGAGAAGATGTTATCTTGTTTTGCAAATATACTTTATATCAAAGAAGGTTTAAGAATTGCTCCAACAGACTTGAAATCTACACATGCTAAAAAAGTTTTAAGTTCTGAAGTTTTAGAAATTATTTCTAAATATCAAAAATATTTTGATAAAATTGAAGAAATTGTAGAATTTATCGATTCAGTACGTCACGCCACAGGAATTTATGATTTAGTTCGTAAATATGCCGTGGCTAATGGAACTATTTATCATAGAGATATTGTAATAAATGGTGAAATAACTCAAGTTGAAGATAGATATGAACCTAATGATCCTGAAGAGTATGTTATGATTATTATAGATCATATTGGATTAATTCAACCTCAAAAACTAAATGGAACACAACTATCTTTACACGAAAGTATTTCATTATTATCTTCAGATTATCTAATTAAACTTAGAAATAGATTTAATTATATACCTGTTGTAGTTATTCAACAGGCTATTGCTGGAGAAAATATTGAACATAAAAAAGCTGGTGCATTGCGACCATCAGTCGCTAACCTTGGTGATAACAAATTGATTGCCCGTGACTGCAATATGATGATTGGAATTTTTAGTCCTTTTAAACATGAAATACCAGAATATTTGGGTTATGATATTCAACGTTTTAAAGATTCAATAAGATTTATGGAAATCATTATCTCTCGTGATGGTGGAGCAGGTACAGTTTGTCCATTATATTTTGATGGAGCTGTAACATACTTTAAAGAATTACCTTTACCAAATGACCCAGAATTAAATAAAGTTTACGAATTTATGAAAAATATTAAAAAATAATGAAAAATATTAAAAACTATGAGAGGTTACGAATGTTATAAATATCATTTAATAAATAAAGAATTAATTAAAAATTTAAATCATGCTTGTTGGGCAGGTTTAGATAAAAGTGAATATTTAGGTAAAGATATTTATATTGATAAATATATTGAACCTGAAATTACAGACAAACAACGTAAAAGAATTATATATTTATTAAATAAAATAACACCTTGTAAATTTACAACTATTAAAAATGTTAAATATATACAATTTAAGTTATTGAAATATCATTACTCAAATCTATTATTACTTAATTTCATTAGAATATTATGGTATGAAAACGAATCTTTTAATAATGAACAATTTTTTATAGATATTTGTAAACCTAAAACAAGAAAGTTAGATTATTTAGAATTTATGATGATTTGTATTAAAAATAATGTTGATAATAATAATTCATATGGATTAGGTGGTCATAGTTTTGTATATAAAGACATAATTCCAAAAACTAAAGAAATGTTGTATAAATATACAGGAAATTCAATGCAAACATTTTTACAATGTAAAATAGAAGATGTAAAATAAAAATATCTAAAAATAATATTTTTTAATATAAAATAAGTCCTTGAATAATTGCTTTTGTCATTTATTTACCCTATCTTTGTTGTCTAACAAAAGGTTCAATAAATGGAAAGAAATTATTATGTGTATCAACACACAAGATTAGACACTAACGAAGTATTTTATATCGGAATTAGTAAAGTTAAAAAATATAAAAGAGCTAGAGATAAATATGATAGATCTGATTTTTGGAAAAGAATTGTAAATAAAACAAAATACAAAATTGATATTTTATATGAAAATTTAACATTAGATGAAGCTAATGAAATTGAAATAAATTTAATTAGTCATTATGGTCGTAGAAATTTAGGATTAGGGAATTTAGTAAACTTAACTGATGGTTCTTCAGGAGTAAGAAATCAAATCGTTTCTAACGAAACAAGACTGAAGCAATCATTAGCAAATACTAAACATAAATCAAGAAAAGTGATTAATATTGAAACAGGTGAAGTTTATAATTCTTGTAGAGAATGTTGTAATATTAATAATTTAAAATATAATTATTTACAACCTCGATTAACAGAAAAGAAAATTAACGATACTTCTTATAGATATTTAGATATTCAAGATAAACCTTTAACTAGAATAAACACGGTTAAATTAAAAGTAATTTGTTTAGAAACTAAAAGAGAATGGAATTGTGTTAATGATTGTGCTAGAGATAACAATTTAAATGCTGGTACTTTACATCACAGACTTAATAGTAAATCTAGATTAAAAAATACAACTTCATATAGATTAGTTGGTCAAGAACATCTTGAAACAGAATACTTAAAACCTAAATTAACTAAAGTAATAAATATTGAGACAGGTGAAATATATGAAAGTATAAAACAATGTGCAGAAATGAATAACATAAGTTATAAAACATTAGGTAAACGAATGAGTGGAGAATTAAAAAATAATACTCCTTTTAAAAGATATGAAAATGATAGAATTGCCAAGTAAACCTATAAAACCAGAACAAGTAAATCCAAAAAGATTAATCTTATTTGGAAATCCTAAATCAGGAAAAAGTGAAAGTCTTAGTAGACTTGAAAATAATCTAATATTAGATTTAGAAAGTGGTTCTGGTTTTATAACAGGTTTGAAAATAGATGTTTTAAAAATAGCATCTGATAATGAGATTACACCTATTAGTGCTTTAAAATTAGTAATAAATAAAATTAGAGAAGGTAATCAACAAAATAAAGGGTTTTTATACAAATACATAACGGTAGATACTGTGTCGATGTTGGAAGAAAAATATGCTTTAGAATTAGCTTTAAAATTATATTTAAATACTACGGTTGGTAGGAATTTTCAAGGTACTGACGTAAGAACTCTTCCAAATGGCGCGGGGTGGCAATATCTTAAAGATGCTGTACAAATTGTTTTAGATGAACTAGAGACTCTTTGTGAGACACTAATTGTTTCTGGTCATACAAAAGAAAAACTTTATGAGAAGGATGGAAAGGAAAGTTCCGCAAGATGCCTGGATTTAGCGGGGAAATTACCTGCAATTCTATGTGCAAAAGCGGATGCGATTGCGTTCATCTACCGTAAAGGAAATCAAACAATCGCTAACTTTAAGTCTTCGGAAGATCTAATCGTTGGTGCAAGACCAGAACATCTTAAAAATCAAGAGATTGTATTACTAGAATCAGATGATCAAGGTAATTTTACATCTCATTGGGATAAGATATTTAAATAATATCAAAAATAGACAGACTGATTCAGTTGCAAATGATAGGTATCGAAGCCGATGAATTACAGACATTATATGTTGGCGTGGAGGTCATCTAAATCGTTAGTTAGCAAGTCAAATCAATGGAAGGGTACTTGCGGTATAAACCCCTTATTTTAAAATATATATAAGCCAATAAATTAAATAAATAAAAGAGAGAAAGAAGATGAGTACATTTAATCTAAATGAGAAGGTAGCAGGAAGTGCAGTATTTAATAACGGTGTAGCAGGTAAAGCTGTTGGAGTTAGTGTAACAGTTGAAAAAAGAAAAGTTGATGAACCAGATAGTTATCCAGATTATAAATTAGTAGTATCTGATGAATCAGGTGGTATGCCAATTAATCAAGGATTTTATATCAATTCAGAAGATGATGAAAAACGTCAACAAATGACATATCAACGTGTTAAATCTATTGCAGATGCAGTAGTTCCTGAAGACTTTGTATATCCTGAAGTAAATGGATATATTGATGCTTTGAATACATTATTTAAAGTTATTAAAGAAAATGCAGATGGTAAGAAAGTAGATGTATTTGTATCTTATGGATACACTGCAAAACCATCTAAATACTTAGGTTTAAGAATGTTTAATTTCATTCAGAAACAAAATGCTAGTTTTGATAGATTAAAACCAAGTAATACAGATATTTTAGAACGTCCTGAAGCTGATGCTCCAAAAGCAGATGGTGCAGGTACACAAGCTAAAACTTCTGGTGATATTTGGTAATAAATAAATAATTATAAATTAAGTGACCAGTCCTGTCTACAAATCTGGTGTGGGGTGATAGTAGATAATTTATAATGGTGGTTGAGTGGTGTAATGGTTAGCAATAAGGTGCAGGTTCGAATCCTGCCTCAACCTCAATATTAACTAAAATTAAAAATTATGAAAAATGTAGAACTAAAGCAAATTATTGAAGAGTTAGTAAAAGACGAACGTATTAAATCTTTTGAAATAACTTGGAATGGAGATTTGGGTGAATATCCTGGAGAAATTATAAAACCTAATATTAAAATTGTGAAATATAAAAAAATTAAAATAAATGTTTAATTTAAATAAAGAAAAACAATTAATATCTAAATCTGAGATTTTAAAATATTTTAATGAATTAGAAATATTTCAACATTATATAGATGATGAAGTAATGTTAGGTAAACTAATATTATCACCTCTAAGACGTGAAAATAAGGCTTCCTTTGGATTTTTTATTGGAGAAGGTAATGAAATATGTTTTAATGATTTTAAGCTCGGAAAAGGTGATTTTATACAGTTTTTAAGATTAAGAGATGGTTTAACATATTTTGAAGCTTTAAGCAAAGTTGCAAATGATTTTAATCTTCAAGATGATTATATTTGTAAATCATATCCTAAAACTGATAATACACCTAAAGTTAGAATTATTAAAGATGATATGTTATCTAAATATACAGGTTATTATTTAGGTAAGAAAGCTAGAGAATGGCAATCACACGATGTGTTATTTTGGAGACAGTTTGGTATTGGTAAAGAAACATTAGAGTTTTTTAATGTACAACCAATAAGTTTTATATTTATTGGAGAAAATTGTTTTCCTGCTGATAAATATGCATATTGTTTTATAGAAATGAAAGATGGTGTTGAAACATATAAAATTTATCAACCTTTTAGTGAAAATTATAAATGGATTAATAATCATAATAATTCTGTATGGCAAGGTTGGACTCAATTACCAGAATCTGGAGATAGTTTAATTATAACTAAATCATTAAAAGATGTAATGTCTTTATATGAAGTTGCTAAATTACCAGCAATTGCAATGCAATCTGAGAATGTATTACCAAAAAGACATATATTTCAACAATTAGAATCTAGATTTAAAAGTATTGAATTATTATACGATAATGATTTTGATAAAGACCCTAATTGGGGAAGAATATTTGCAGATAAATTTGCTAAAGAATTTGGATTAGTTGATAGTTTTATTCCAAGTAAATATGAAGCGAAAGATTTTTCAGATTTAGTGAAAAAATACGGTAAGGAAGCAGCTGAACATATACTATTATATGAAACATTATTACCTTTTTAAAAAAAAATAAAAATATTAACAAATAAATTAAAAATTATGAATATATATGTAGTTGTATTAGGAGCTGAATATGATTATCCTAACTTTAAAAAAGCTTTTAAAAATTACAAAGATGCTTTAGAATATAAAAAAGAATTAGAATTAAATAATGATTGTCTTATTCCTGTAATTGAAACTGTTTTATTTATAGAATAAATAAATTAAAATGATAGAAAAATATACTAAAAAATTAAAAGAGTTATTAGGTCAAGATTTAGTAATACAATGTCAATTATATGGAGAATATAAACCTTTACATATATATAATCTTGTTTATATTAAAGATTTACCTGGAGGGTTAAAGTTTAGAGTTATTAATGTCGAAGGTGTTGTAATATCTAGATTTGAACTTGCTCAAATGTTGGGTTGTTGTGGAATATGTATTAGTACAGGAACGTATGTTCATCCTGAATTTAGAGGTAAAGGTGTTAACAGTCTTTTAAACAACTTTAGAATTGATATTGCTAAATATTTAGGATATGGTTTATTAATGTGTACAGATTTGAAATCAAATATATCGCAAATGAAAACTTTAGATAAAAATGGTTGGAAACATATTCATGAATTTAAAAATCCTAGAACTGGAAATATTTTAAATGTAACTATTAAAGAGATATGAGAAAAACTAATAAAAGATCTGCTGGTTATAAAACAAAAGCAGAATTAAAAAAAGAACGTAAAGAACTTAAAAGAAAGTCAAAAATGGAAAAAAAATATCTAATAGGGATATATGATGATTATAGAGAAAAAGGTGTTTCAAATAGTTCATTCGATAAAGTACATTGTAAATTAATAGGTTCTTATTCAACAGAACCAATCTATAATATGTATGATGTTGATGGTGATACTATGTTTTGTGTAGTTGAAACAAGTGGAAATACCTCTATTAAAGTTGAAGTTTGGGAAGTAGATGAAACTACTTTAGAAAAAATTGAAAGAAATTATAGTTATTATCCAGAATATGAAGAATATCCACAAGATTATAATAAAGCAAATGTATTATCTCCATTTGGAGAAATTATAATGTATTTTACAAGTGTGTTTCAACTTAAAGACAACCTTATAGTTAATGGTGATTGGATTGAATATCTAAATTATAAAAAAGTAATGGGTAATAAAAAAGAAAATGTATTATGAAAAATATAAAATTAACAGAAAATCACCAATCTAAGTTATTAGAAATGTGTAAAGAATTGTTTTATCAATATGAAAAAATATATTTAGGTGTAAATGATTATGATGATAAATTAGATGGATATATTTATTTTACCGATAATACTTTAGGAGAAATTATAAATATTCATTGGTTTGAATTTTGTATAACTACACTTGCTGTAAGAATATTATGTAAAAATAAAAGTGTAATTAATTCAAGTTATTCTAAAAATTATTTTTTACAAAATAAAATTATAAATAGTGATGAACATATTGTTAATTATTTATATAAAGAATTTAAAAAATTAAAATAATGAGTAATAAAAAATATTTAGTCTCTGTCTACGGAAGCCTTCGTAAAAAAATGGGAAATCATTCATATTATTTATCAAATTCTGAATATAAAGGAACATTTACAACAGAACCAGAATATACTTTACATTCATTATCTCATTATCCAGGTCTTAAACAAAATGGTAATCATTCTATTGTAATGGAAGTTTATGAAGTTGATGAAAAAACATTAGAAACTTTAAATAGATTAGAGGGTTATCGTCCTAATGAAAAAGCAACTTTCTATGATAGAATTGAGATTAATACTCCTTGGGGTAAAGCTTTTACATATATTTATGTAAATGAATTATCTAAAGATTCTATTGTGGAATCAGGAGATTGGGTTATGTATAAAAATGAACAAAAATCGTGGTCAAGTGTCACAAATAATTAAAAAATATGGAAAATAAAAAACCAAAAAATTATCCAGCATTTGCAATGGGGTATTGCAATGAACAATCGAATTTATCTCAAGAAGGAATGACTTTAAGAGATTATTTCGCTAATTCAGCAATGCAAGGTATTTGTGCTGATGGTCATACTTTTTGGGATAACTCAAGTATTCAGGGAAATCCTGTAAATATTGCTAAGTTATCTTTTGAAATTGCAGATGAAATGTTAAAACAAAGTGAATTATAAAAAATTATAAAAAATGAATAATATAAAAAAGATCGCCATTGTGGGACATTTCACTGGGGAAAATAGTTTTGGAATTTCTAAACCGTATCTATTCTTTTGGCAACGATTTGGAGAAGTTTCTCTAATTTCACCATTTGAAAAACACGTAAGAGATGTTGATTTGTTAGTAATGCCAGGTGGTCAAGATGTAGATCCTTATAGATATTTATCACCTGAAGAAGATACTCATATATTCACAGGCTCTCCTTGTATGCAAAAAGAAAGATTTGATAGATTTTTATTACCTAAATATATGGAAGCTAATATCCCCGTGTTTTGTACTTGCCGCGGCATGCAATCAATGTATGTAACACTAGGTGGTAAACTTAATCAACATATGTCACACGAAACTAATCCTTCTCACGATGGTGGTAAATTAGTTCACGGAATTACATTTGAAAATCAACATATTATTCCAGGATTTGCAGAAATTACACAACATAAACCTGGCGAATATAAAATCAATAGTAGACATCATCAAACTGTAAATGAAGAAACTAAACCAGAAATTGTAACTATTTTAGCTAGACATAGTACAGATGGTGAAATTGAGTTTGCAACTACATACCCGTTTTACCCTTGTCATATGACACAACACCACGTTGAAGACACAAACGACCCCGCTACAGTATTTTTAATAAAACACTTATTAACTTTAAATGATGAATAATGGAAGATACTTTAATAAGTTTCGAAACTGCAGTTTTAGCTAATAAAAAAGGATTTCTTATATTAAGTACTGCAGAATATGAAAATAATTTAAAAACTATAAAAAATTTTAAATTTGATAAATTACCTAAACAAAATTTAATTCAAAAATGGTTAAGAAATGAACACAATATTCATGTAAATCCCTTACCCTATAATATATCGTTTAAAGAAATAGTGTACAGATCTAGAATAATTTATTTTAAAAATAAAATAGAACAAAATAAATATGTAGGATTATCTATTTACGAAGAAGCTTTAGAAATTGGTTTACAAGAAGCACTTAAATTAATATAATAATATGACTAAATTAAAAAAATACAAATTATATTACCCCCGAATTTGCAGCAGACATCCATCACACTCAATTTTAAGAGCTAAAAATCAAACATTACCACTATTACCATTTAGATCTGTAATCCGTCTTGGTTCGACGACAGTTTCTGATGGTAGATTGGAAATTAATACAGTAGAAGCAGTTAAAAATTCTGCTTCTAAACTATTAATGAAACAAAAGTTTACTGAAGCTGGGGTTAAAACTGCTAGTTGGTGTACCTTATCTTTAGAATTAGGAACTGGTGATTATAAATATAGTGAATTTGATGCTTTTAAAAATAATAGTATAATTACTGAACAAGAAAGTGATAATGCTATAAACACTCTGAATTATCCAATTGTAGCTAAATCTCATTTTGGTTCTAGAGGTGTTGGTAATACTAAATTTAATACTAAAGAAGAATTAGAAGCTTGGTTACCAAATAAAAACCTTAATAATTATATATTCGAGAAATTTGTTAAAATGACTAGAGAATATAGATTACATATAACTAAATTTGGTTGTTTTTATACTTGTAGAAAATTAGTTAAAAGTGATGCACCTGAAGATACTTGGCAAAAACACGATGATGTTTGTAATTGGGTATTAGAAGAAAACCCATCATTTAAGAAACCTAAGAATTGGGACGCTATTGTTGCAGATTGTATTAAAGCAAAAGATGCTTTAGGATTAGATATTTGTGCATTTGATGTAGGTGTTCAAGGTGCTAAAGATGGAGTTGAAAGAGAAAATCCTGAATGGGTTATATTTGAGTCGTGTTCAGCACCAAGTTTTGGTAATATAACTGGACAAAAGTATATTGAAATTTTACCAAAATTATTAATAGATAAATATAATAACAAATGAATCCAGAATTATTAGAAAAAATAAAACAGTACAGCTTAGATGAATCCACTTCAAAAAATACAATTAAAATGTTTTTAAATGGTCATATATCTGCTAAATTATATGAACAAGTTGAAGGTGAAGAAATATCTGATAAAGTTGAAACAATTCATAATTATTTACATAATGTTATTAAAGAACCTGAAGTAAAACAAGTTCTAAATATTGTAATTGCAGACGATGCTTCCTCTTTAGACTATGTGTCATATTTAAATGAAAAATATGAAGTTATTGTTCATAAAACAAAAAATGTAAAAGATCCAAAAGATATTGATTTAGTATTATTTACAGGTGGTAAAGATGTTAATCCTCAATATTATGGTGAACAAATTGGTAAATATACAAGTATTAGTAAATCTAGGGATAGTAAAGAAGCTGATACTTTTCATAAATTTAAAAATTATTCATTCCTCCTTGGAATTTGTCGTGGGTTAATATAGTGGCCCACAATAAACGGGGTGAACTCATGGAACGCTGAAATGCCAATCATGAGCTAAGCTTAGAGAGAAATCTCTTTGAAAGTGCAACGACTAGGAGTCGAGACTAAGTTTTGGTGAAAAATTATCAAATACGTCAGTAATACTCCCAAGAGCGCCCTGGTTTTTATAAAAATTAATTAATTTTAAAATGTTTTCTGAAAAAAGTTCTAATTGTTCAAAATTAGCTTCATTTTTCATAGCATTTGCAAGACGTGATATAACTATCACATTACCTTTAATATAACCTTTAGAATTATCTATTCTATCTAAAGAAGAATGTGAAAAATGATTACCGTTGGATTCATTTAAATATGTAAGTTTAATATTTAAAATTGGACAATACTCTGGTATTTCAAAATCAGTATATTTTAAATCAAAATGTATATTTCTTCTTTTTGCCATAAATTTAGAATTTCTAATTATGTAACCTCTAATACGATCATATTCTGTTTCATAAACTCTTTCATGCATTTTATGTTCTAACTTATAGAAATTTCTTATTTCTATAATTCTTGAAACTGAAAGTTTTTTCTTTGTGAATAAAATATGATTTTTTAATATATTAACAATTTCATCGTTAGTATTATTTATATATAAGTATTTAAAATAATCTTTAAAATCAGGATTATTATTTAACAACTTTATATATCTAGAAGTTGGGTAATTGAGTTTAGATCTATAAACACGAAGTGTATCAAGAGATATATTTAGTATTTTAGTAATCTCGGTATTGGTGAGTCCTTCATCGATAAATTCTTGTAGTTTTTCCATAAATTAGGTATTTGTAAATTAAAGTTACAAAGATAACCTATTTTATGTTAAAAACCAAATTAAAATTGATAAATTTTATATCTTTTTTAGATATAAATTATAAAAATATGATATAGTCTGAACTTATACAAATAAAAAGTATAAGAGGTATAGGATAAAGAGCCTATACGATAACAAAATGCACAGTTGCTTACAGTGTTAAGTGGTGGAAGATTAATTCAACATGTTGAAGGTCATTGTAGAGACCATGATATTATTTTAAATATAGGATTAAGATACAAAATAACATCATCTCATCATCAAATGTTATATCCATTTGATTTAAATAAAAAAGATTATGAATTAATTGCATACTCTGAATATTTTCAAAGTAAAACTTATCTTAACGGTGATAATAAAGAAATTGAATTACCAAAAGATTTCTTAGAACCTGAAATTATTTATTATAAAAATACAAACGCATTAGTAATTCAAGGTCATCCCGAATGGAATCATTGTGAAAAAAGAACTTCTTCAATGTGTTTAAATTTAATTGATACATATTTAAAAGAGTTTAAAGGTGTAAAAGAAAAAAGTACTTTAGGTTATTATCAAACAAAATCTATCATAGATACTGCACCATTAGATTATGATGATGAAGAAAACTATGACTATGTTGAAGAAGAAGTGTATAATGAAGAAAATGAATTAAATTAAGATTGTAAAAAAATATGAAAATTAAAAATATAACTTTAGGTACAGATCCAGAATTATTTCTACAAAAAGATAATAAAATTATTTCAGCAATTGGTAAAATAGGGGGTTCTAAATCGGAACCCCAACCAATTTCAACAGATGGTCATTTTATTCAAGAAGATAATGTTGCAATTGAGTATAATATTCCACCTTGTACAACAGTTACTGATTGGGTATATCATCATAATTTTGTTAAAGATTATTTAGATATATTAGTATCTGGAATGGGATGTACATTAGCTATTCAACCTTCTGCTACATTAGATGAATCTGAGTTAGACAACGATATTGCGCGTCTTGCAGGTTGTGAACCAGATTTTGATGTATGGAATGAATGTATTAATGAACCTGCTGATTTAAGTGCTACTAATATGCGTTCAGCAGGAGGTCATATTTCAATTGGTTGGGATAATCCTACACAGGAACAACAAATTGATATGGTTAAGACTATGGATGCTACTGTAGGTTTGGAATCTGTATTATTAGATACTGATATAGAACGTAAAAAACTTTATGGTAAAGCAGGTTGTTTTAGATTTCGTGAATATGGTATCGAATATCGCAGTCTATCTAATTTCTGGATTAAAACAGATGAATCATTAAAATGGGCTTGGAATACTACAATGAAAGCGATTGATTTAGTTAATTCTGGTAAAATTGAAGAAGTTAAAGAATTGGGTAGTTATATTGTAAAAGCTATCAATACTAATAATAAAGAACTTGCTCAAGAATTATTAAATAAAATTGAAGTAATTACTAATATTAAAACAGAAGTTTTAAATGAATAATTCAGAAATCCCATTATTATTAAAAAGATGTTTAACTTATGGTGTAATAATATTATCATATCAATTAAATATAATTTTAAATCAATCTGAAAGTAAAATTATACCTGATGAAATATTATCTAAATTAAATAAACTTGAATTAGAAAAATATGTAAAAGGATTATGGTTATGTGGTCAAGAAATGTCACGAGATTGGTCTAAAGGTCACGAATTATTAAAAGAATTAGGATTTGAAGAAACTGTAAAAACAGTAGGACATCGCTCATTTGTGAGCTTAATATTTAAAAAATAAATTAAAAATGGTAAAAATAATTCTAATATTAGCATTATTACAATATATATATAATTTTATATTTGGTTATAAATCAAATATATTATCCTGTGGAATTTTTGGAATGTCTACTAATAAAGTTGAGAATTTAGATGTTAATGCTGTTCATATCTTAGGTATATATAATATTGAAAGAGGTAAAATGTCTTGTGGATTATCATGGGATGGTGATGTACAATATGGTCTTGGTTTTGATAAATTATATACAGATTTTATTGTAGATAGAGAAATTAAACCTACTAAAATCCCTATCATGATTGGTCATACTAGACAACCTAGTTATGGTTTTGCAATTACAGAAGATAATGCACACCCATTTGGATTTGGTACAAGTAAAAATAAAGAAGGTTATGAAATGATTTTCTGTCATAACGGTACTTTAAAAAATCATAAAGAGTTAGCTAAAAAGTATGATATTGATTTAACTGAAAAAATTACAAAAATATCACATGGTGGACATTTCTATGAAACAACTCGTGATAAAATTGATAGTGAAGTATTAGGTGAAATATTATATAAAACAAAAAAATTTCATGTTTTAAGTGAATATATTGGGGCGGCTGCATTAGCTTGGACTTGGATTGATGAACCAAATAAATTATATTTATGGTCAGGTGCTTCTAAAGCTACACAAGGTTCAGTCATAACTACTGAAACGGAAGAAAGACCTATGAATGTTTATTGTAAAAATGAAAATAATATGTTCTTTTCATCTATAAAAGATAGTTTAACTGTTTTAGGTGCATCAAAAAAAGATAAATTACAAATAGATTATAATACTGTTTATATTATTACAGATGGTGATTTTGCAAATGCTGAAAAACATAAAGTTAGTCGGTTACAAGCAGGACAAAGTGAAAGTGTTACGTATAATGGAAAGTATAATAGACATGGTTATGGTTATGAAGACTATTGTGATTGGGAGGATGTAAGAACCCCAAATTCAATCACTGTTCCTACTGATGTTAATACAACAAAAAATTCAATGATTAATTTACAAAATGATAAACCTATTCATCCACTTACTTATTATAAAAATAAAATTTATTCTAAAAGTTTAAGATATTGGCAAAATGAAGTTCTTATAAGTGGAATATTTATTTATATTAAAAATTGGGGTTTTAAGTTTGTAGGAATCGATACTTTGGGGGCAAATACTTGTATTACACATATAAAAGGTTTAACTTTTAATTACGATACTGGTACCTTTAACTATAATGTAATGAATAAAGAAGGTTATGTACCTTTTGAAAAAAATGTTGAAAATATACAATTTCATTATTTTATAAATGGTGTTTTATTAAAAACCTTAGAAGATTATAATAGAGCTGTTATTTTAAATAGAGATTTAAAAGCGCCTGCTAAAACTATTGATTATCGAATATTATCTTATATTTCTAAACATCCTATAATTGATATAGATTCCACAGATAGAACTTCTGCAATGTTTGATGGTAAATTATTTACTGGAAATACAACTGAATTAGGATTTGAAAAAATATATTATTTTAATAATGGTATTTTTGTAAAATGGACAAGAAGAGAAGATTTAATAATTAAAGTTGAAACACCTGTTATAGTATTACCTACTACTACAAATTCAAAGTTATTTGATGAAGATTTGTTTGATGATTCTATTAAAGCTATTGAAGATTTTGAAAAATATAATGAAGAAATTGTAATTTCTGAAATGATTTTAGAATGTTTTGAAAAACATGCTGAAGATATATCTGAAACAATTATTGAACTTTCTGATTGGGAAGATAATGAAAATGTTAAAACAGCAATAAATACACTAAATCTAATAAATCATACATTAAAAGACTTTGTTGAAAAACCTAATACAAAATAAAAATGAGTGCTGAAAAAAAAGTAGTTACAATAAAAGGAGAAGAAGTACCTATTTCTCAATGTAGAAAATTTAATAAACTTTATTATAAACTAGGAGATATTAATATTCAAAATTCAGGTGATTGTTATTTAATTAATGGTAAATGTTATAGAGAAGAAACGGGTTTAATTGTTTATAATTATAGTGTAAATCAATACGTTATTTTAGATAATACGTTAATAAGAGGTGTTGTTGATATACTTGAAAATGAATTGATTATAGGATATTTTAATAAAAATGATTTAAAATATTCAAAAGTTATAGATAAAAATGGAAATCATTATCATTTATGTAATTCAGAAATTTTCAAAAATAATAAAGAATATCGAGAACAATTATCTACTGGAGATTTTTATCATATATCAAGACTTCCCGCTTATAAATTTAATTCTATAATATTTCCAAGTAAAGATTATAAATATAGTTTACCTTATGACTCAAAGGGAATTATCGAACATCATTTAAAAGGTTATAAAAATTACAATCCTGAAATTTCAAAGAATATTAAAAATTATGCACCTTTATTAGAAAATTTATCATTTGGTTTAGAATTTGAAACAACTAAAGGACACATTCCAGATAGAATTCTTAACCAATATGGATTGATTCCTTTAAGAGATGGTTCAATATCTGGCATTGAATATGTTACTGTTCCTATGGAAGGTGAAAAAGGTTTACAATGTACTATAGATATTCTTAAAGTTTTAAAAGAAAGAACTGAATATAGTGATGAAACTTGTTCATTACACTTACATTTAGGTAATGTTCCAAGAACAAAAGAATTTATATTAGCATTTTTTAAAGTAGGTATGAGAATTCAAGATGAAATATTTCAAATGTTTCCATTGTATAAAAAGTATAATTATCATATTAAAAATAAAAATTATTCTGCACCATTACCAACATTTGAAATTTTATCCCAATTAGATCCTGTTATAACTTCTGATAATATTGATATTAATTTTGGAGTATTGTATAAATATTTATCAATGGGTCAAGATTTTAAATCTGTTGGTAATGATCTTGAAAATGTTTTAAGTCATCCTGCAGATCCAAATGGTAACCAAAAATGGCTTGTCAAATGTAGATATTTTTTGTATAACCTAGTTCCATTGATATTTGGTAATAAACAAACTATTGAATTTAGAATTCATACTCCTACATATGATGTGAATAAAATACTTCCATTTATATTTATGAATAGTTTGATAGTTAATTTTACAATAAGAAATCAAGATTCTATTTTATCAAATAAAAATATTTTAAATAATTATAATTTATTAGATATTTTACTTACTCAAACAGAAACATGTGATATTCCATATGGAGGTAAATTTAGAGATATGATGTATAATTATATTGAAAAAAGAAAAAACTATTGTGAAAGTCAAACTTTAAGAGGTAATATTTTAGGAACTGAATCTGAAATACCAGCTCCTAATGAAATTGATTGGATAACTAATCAACAAGAGAAACAAAATCCTTTTTTAAATAGATATAGCGAAAAACCTTTACCAAAATTAAAATCACAGAATGTTGTAATGGGTAAAAGAAGATCTGCAGTTGTTTCTCCAAATCAAGAATTATATACTTGGATAAATAGTATATATAGTGCAGATTTAAGTAATATGAGTTTTGATAATACAGCATATCACAAAGAAGTTAAAGAAATGTTAGTTAATGATGATATAGGTATCAAATCTCAAATGGAAAAAGTAGAACCAAGTTTAATTGCAGAATCTCAAATCCAACCTGATGATCTCCCTTACTAAAAATATAGATAGTTTTAATTGGAAAAAAGAACTAAGTTTAGAATGGTCAACAACTTTATCTGATTTATTAGAATCTGACTATTCAAAACACCTAAGTAATTTTATAAGTCAAGTTTATCTATCAGGAAAAGAAGTTTATCCCATAAAAAATAGATTATTTACATCCTTTAAGAGATGTTCTTTACGAGATGTTAAAATTGTTGTAATTGATAATAGACCTGTTAAAGATAGCAGGTCTTCAGGTATAGGTAGAGGTATAGTAGAATCTTCAATACTGATTAAAGATTTACCTAGAGAGTTAAGAGAATTTAGAGATTGTATTTATGAGACAATTTATGGAAATCAATATAGTATAACTAATTTTGATAATAGTCTTGATGATTATTGTGATCAAGATATGTTATTTTTAAATTGTTCAATGTGTGTTGAAAAAGATAAAGATTATACAACTATTTGGAAACATTTTATTCGCAATGTAATTCAAGAAATTAATAAAAGAAAGGAAAATATTGTATATTTATTTTTAACAGGAGACAATTTAGATTTACGTAATTATATTGATGAAAGTAAAAATAAAGTTATTATAAATCCATTTTTAGTATTAATGAGTTATTCAACTATTTTTACAGAATTAGATGAGTACATAGAAAATAATTATGCATCACACGCTAGAATATCATGGTAGAAAATAAATTAATATTTATTCCTGGAAACGTACCAAGTTCTAAAAATAGTAGAATTAATACAAAACATGGTAGTTTTGCAAGTAAAACTGTAAAAGCCTATTTAAATAATTTAGGAATTCAATCTTATTCTTCAAGTAAAAAGACAGTTAAAGGTTATGTAAATAAACCTAATTTAATTGAGAATTTAAGAGAAGATTTCTCAGACCAAACCAGTGGTAAACAATTACCACTGGAAATAGGTTTTCATTTTGTTAGAGATTCGAAACGAAAGTTTGACTTCCATAATGTCGTACAAGTGATTTTAGATTTAATGACAGCTAGTGATATTATTATTGACGATAATATGGATTGTGTAATACCTTTTGCATTAAAAATAGATAATAAATTTTACAGTGTAGATAAATTAAACAGTGGGGTTTGGATTAAAATAATTTAATTAAATAAAAATGAAAAAAGAACTATTACAAAAAATTAGTAGATTATGTTGTTTTGCTTTAAGTGATAAAGAATGTATTAAATTACAATCATATTTAATCGTGGAAGATTATACGTCTTCTAGATTATATTTAGATAAACTTATTGAAAATGTTGAATGGACTTTAGCGTTTGATGAAAATGATGAAGTTATTAAAAAACAATTAATAGACACTAATTCACTAATGGATTTAGTAATAGAACTAACAATTGTAAATGAAAGAGATAACGAAAGAGAACAGGTTAGAACAATTACTGGATAATGAAGAATTTATAGATTTAAAATTATCGTATTCACGTATTAGTGACTTCGATCGAAATGGTGCTAAAGCCTTGATCCGTCCCTCCAATCCTGAAGGTGATGGATTAAGATTTGGTTCTTATGTAGATGATTTATTAGTAGATAAAGTTACAAATAATAATCTATGTAAAAATATATATGTAGTTTACGACGATAATAAACCAACTGCCACATTAGGTACATTATGTGACATTATAATTGATAATTATGATGTAATTCCAGATAAGAATACAGTTTTAAAAATTGTAAAGCATAATGGATTTTGGAGTAATATCAAACTTGAAGAAAAGTTAATAGCTAATTTTGATAAAGATGAATTTTGGAATTATATTAAAATTAAGTTTGAAACTAAAGATAAACTTGTAGTTACTCAAAAAGAATCACAAGATGCTGAAGAATGTGTTAATTTATTATTAAATCATAAACATACACATCATTTATTTAATAATGATTTTGAAAATCACTATCAATATAAATTTGAATATTATTATAAAGGATTTCATTTAAGAGGTATTATTGATAAAATGTCAATTGACCATAAAAATAGAACTGTTTATATGGAAGATATTAAAACTGGTTCATCAAGAGCTGATGAATTTACAAAAAGTTTTATTAAATATTGTTATTATTTTCAAGAAGCAGTTTATGTTAAAGCATTTGATAGTATTTGTGAACAATTAGGATTAGTTAATTATACATTAGCATCATTTAAATTCATATTTATAGGTAGAGGTGAAAAAGTTCCTCACATATTTGAAATAAGTGATAAATGGCATAATGCTGCAATTAATGGATTTACAACAAAAGCTGGTTATAAATATAAAGGTTTGGATGAAAATTTAGATTTAATTTATTACCATTGGAAAAATAAACTTTATGATTTTAGTCAAGAAGTTTATGAAAATAATGGAAGTTTAATATTAAATGATGATTTTATAGAAGTAAATTAATATGGAAGAAAATAATAAAATTATCGCAGAATTTATGGGATATGCGTTAAATGAAAATGATGAATATCCTATAGAATATATTACAGTACAAGGTCATTGGGATACTTGTTCAATTCAAGATTTAAATTATCATAAATCTTGGGATTGGTTAATGAAAGTTGTTGAAAAAATTACATCAATTTTAATGTTAGATGATAATTATAAATATAATTATCTTTATATCGGTTATGATTTTGAAGATAAAGAACATTATGTTAATTTATATGTATCAGAAGATACCCAATTAAACGGATCTTCAAAAAATTCTAAAATAGAAGCTACATACGAAGCAGTAGTAAAATTTATTAACTTTTATAACAAACAGAAAGAAGAATAAATTAATGAGTAGAGAAATAGAAAACACTAAAAAGCCTCGATATTCAAAATCGAAGACTTACTTATTACCATTAATATCAGAAGTACTAGATTTAGATATAAAATTTTTACCATATCTTATCAATACATATTTATTTGATGAAAATAATGAATATGAAAATTGTATATTTATATTACACGAATTCAATTTTAAGAATCCTGAATTCACTAAATATGAACATAAACTTACAAATAATAGTTTATTTGTAAAACATATTGATATAGATGATAAAGTGGTATATATATTTAAATTCCCAGAAGAATATCTTAATGAATATAATTGTTTATTAAATAGTCAATACTCTAAATTTGGAGATGATGCTAAACAATTAATTTTAAGATTTTGGGGTGAAGTATATTCTGGTAATAGTGTAGGTGTAAACTTTCTACTAAAAATAAAGCAAATACTTTACAAAGAAATAAAACTAAAAGAGAGATTACAAAAAGAGTTAGGGGTTACTATAGATAGTAACCAAGAGTTGGGAGATTACGTTAATCCTCATAATGAAGTACTAATACTAACAGAAGTTGGAGGGAAAGTATGGAAATAAATAATAATAATACAAATAAATATATGTTAAAAAGAAGTTTGTTAGTTAAACGAACAAGTGTGTTACCTGAAGAATATCCAGAATTAGAAACCTTTTTATTATCAATTAATAAAACAATGTGGTTTGTAAATAAATGGGATTTTTCTTCAGATAAAAATGACTTTAATAATTTTATGTCATTCAAAGAAAAAATGATTGCTAAAAGAGCTTTATTAGCTATTGCACAAGTTGAAATTAAAGTTAAAAGATTTTGGGCAGATTTATATAATATGTTTCCAAAACCTGAAATTGATTCAATTGGTGTTAGTTTTGCAGAAAGTGAAGTACGTCATCAACGAGGATATAGAAAACCTATTGAAGTATTTGGTTTACAAGAAGAATTTGAAGACTTAGAAAATGTTGCATGTATCGCAGATAGAATTAAATACCTTGAAAAATATTTATTAAAAGTTAAAGAAGGTAATTCAACAGACCATATAATGGCTTTGACATTATTTTCTTTAGCAATTGAAAATAGTTCATTATTTGGATTATTTTCAATATTAAAAGTTATTAATAAAGAAAAAGGGTATTTAAAAGATACAGATAATGTTATCATGGATACTACAAAAGAAGAAAATATTCATGCCTTATTTGGTATTTATATTATTAATCTTTTAAAGGAAGAAAATCCTGAAATATTTCCAGAAGATTTTAATAATGTTGTAAAAAATGCAATGATAAAATCTTATGAATCAGAATCTAGAATTGTTGATTGGGTTTTTGAACATGGAGATTTAGAGTATTTAGAAGCAGAACAAGTAAAAAATTATATTAAATTTAGAATTAATTATTCATTAGAATTGTTAAACATTGATAAAGTATTTGATATTAAAGATGAAGATGTTGAAAAATTTGATTTTTTTGAATTGGAACAAGCCTCTACAATACATGTAGATTTCTTTCATAAAACTTCACCAAATTACAATAAACACGCACACGTAGCAACAACTAATGACTTATTTTAAAATATATGTATAATTGGATAAATCAGGCTTCGTTAGCCTATTTAAATGACGGAAAAAGTGGTTATTTATTACCAGGAGAAACTCCTGAAATTAGATTTGAATTAATTGCAGATACAATTCAAGAAGTATTACCAAAAAATCCTACTTTTAAAGAAGAGTTTTTAAAATATTTAGATATTGGAATGTATGCATTATCAACACCATTTATTACAAGTGTTGGTAGAAAAAGTGCTTTACCATTTAGCTGTAGTAATCAACATATTGGTGATTCTATGGGTGAAATAGCATTTGCTAAAGGAGAATCTGCAATAATGACAAAAGTTGGTAAAGGTTGTTCTGGATATATGGATTTAAGAGGTGCTGGGGCCGCTATTACAAATAGCGGTATTTCATCACCAGGTTCATTATATTTTGCAGAAGGATTTAATCAAATTATTAAAGAAGTGAATCAAGGTGTCAGAAGAGGATATATGGCACTATATTGGGATATTGATCATGATGATATTTTAGGAGTTTTAGATATTCAAAGAGATAATAATCCTTTAGATAAAATTAACTATGGAGTTTGTATAGGTCAAGATTTTTTAAATAAAGCTGCAAATGGTGATGAAAAAGCTAGGGAAGTATTATTAAAAGTGCATGAGTCTAGATTTCTAACAGGATTACCATATATTTTCTTTAAAGATAATGTAAATAATGCTAAACCAGATGTATATAAAGATAATGATTTTACAATTAAATCATCAAATCTTTGCACTGAAATATTAGAAGTTTCTGATGATAAATATTCATTTGTTTGTGATATTGCTGCAATGAATGCAATATTTATAGATCATCCTGAGTTTGGAAGAGCTGTGGAAGTCCTTGCTCAAGCATTAGATGGTTTACATACTATTTATCAAAGAACTCTATTAAGTTGGAAACATAGTGATAAAAAAGAAGATAACTATAAATGGCTCTTCTTACAAAAAGCATATAAATCTTCGCATGATTTTAGAGATATTGGTGTAGGTTGTACAGGTTATCATACATTGTTACAAAATAATAATGTAGCTTTTGAATCAATGGATGCTAAATATATTAATGCTAAGCTATTTAAAAAAATTCAAGAACATACTTTAAAATCATCTCAAGAATTAGCTTTACTTTATGGTGAACCTAAAATGCTTGAAGGTTATGGTAGAAGAAATTGTTTAATGAATGCTGTAGCACCAAATACATCTTCTGCATTTATACTAGAACAAGTGTCTCAAGGTATAGAACCTATCTTTAGTAATTATTATATTAAAGATATTGCTGGTGGTAAACATGTAATTAAAAATCCTAATTTAGAAAAGTTATTAGAAGAATTAGGTATTAATAATAGAAGTGTTTGGAATAGCATTGCACAAAATGATGGTTCAGTATCACATTTAACAGAACTTAACGAGCATCAAAAGAATGTTTTCAAAACTTTTCAAGAAATAGCTCCAATGGAGATATTGATTCAAGCAGCGCAAAGACAACAATTTATAGATCAATCTCAATCATTAAATTTAATGATTAATCAAAAAGTTGGATATAAAGAAGTTAACGCATTATTGTATAAAGCTGCAGAACTTGGAATTAAAACATTATATTATCAACATGGTACAAACGCTGCACAACAACTAAGAAAATCACTATTAGAATGTGATTCTTGTGCTGGATAAATCTTAAATATGGTAAATAGTAAATCAATAAAAAGTAATACTGGTTATAAAGGTATTTATTTTAATAAATTAAGTGGAAATTTTAGAGTTAGAGTTACTCTATATAAAGATGGTAATGGTATTGAAGTAGGTCAATATGAAACTTTAAAAGAAGCTATTAAAGCTAGAGAAGATTATATTAAATCTTTATTTTAAAAATTAACAAAGTGTGAAAAAGGCGTTGTAGTAACACAAATTTAAGATACCTCAGAATGCCTGAATCTATACAAGCCCCGTAACTGATAACTCGGTAGGCTATAGAGTAGACCCGATAACAACGTAACTATGTAAGGTATCGCCCTGTAGTAAAGCCTCTTGTAGTGAAGCTGTAAGGTATCTTTTAATAATAGAGAGAAGTGTAGCCTGATTGGTAAAGGCAGCAAGTAATGTTGGGAAGTGGTTCGATTCCTCACCTTCTCTCTTTATTTTAATAAAGAAATATGGGAAATAAAAAAATTATAATTTTAGATTTTTCAACAGCAGAAGTTCATGTATTTCCATATGATGAAAATGTATGGGATGATGGTGAAGATTTTATTGAAGATGAAAATGAAAATGGAGATATTGCGTTAAGTTTAAGCAATTGTCAATGGATGATTGTAGATGATTTAAAAATAGAAATACATTAATGACAAAAAATGAAATTCAGAGAATAATAATTGATAAAATTAAAAAAGCTTATTTTAGAGGAATTGTATTAGCTAGTGTTCGTAGCGGTAAAACTAGAATTTTACTTACTGCAATTAGAGAAATGTCGGATAATGATTTAGATACTAATATTTTATTAAGTACACCTCAAGTTGACATTTTACATAGCTGGAGAGAAGAATGTGAAAAATTAGAATATTATCCTAAAATTGAATATTGTAATTTTAAATCATTACATAAGATTCAATATAATAAATACGATTATATTATATTCGATGAGTCGCATGCTATACCATTAGTTAATGTTTTACCAATTGTATCTAAAATTGTTAAAAATAATGATAAAGTTATATTAGCATCTGGTACATATAGTGAAGATACTCTATTAAATTTAAAGTTCTCAACAGATTTACAACAAATTGTAGATTATAGTACAGATGATGCAATTAATGATGGAATTGTTAATAATTTTAAAGTAGAAGTTCATTTATTTAAATTAGATAATACTAAATCTGTACAATTTGGAGGGTTAAAGAAATGGTATTCAACAGATTATAAAGAATGTTTAAGAATGTCTAAAAAAATAGATAATTCTTTTGGTCAAGATAAAATGATGGCTGCATTATTTAGAATGAAAATGATAAATAGCTGTCAATCATTAATAAGAGTTGTTAAAAAATGGATTGAAGATAATCCTGATAAACGATTTATATTATTTACAGGAGATGAAAAAGTTGGTTTAAATTATAATATCCCAATGTTTAATTCTAAAAGTAAAAATAACGACGTTTTAAAAGACTTTCAAGAGTATCGTAGTAATAGTTTATGTCTTATTAAAAAAGGTGGAACAGGAGTGACATATGAAGGTCTAGATACTATATTGATTACAGATATTAACTCTAACTCTGAAACATTAGAACAAAGATGTGGTAGAAGTCTATTATTTGAAGAAGGTAAAGAATCTGTTGTACACATTTTTTGTTCGATGGAAGATTTCCAACTAAGGTGGTTAGAGTCTAGTCTAAAATCTATTAATCCTGAAAGAATTAGTTATAAATATATATAAAAATGGAAAAAATAAAAATTTATTATGCTTGTGGAAATGGAGGAGATGGTTCTGTTTATTTAAAATGGTTTCAAACTCAAGATGAAGCAAGTGATTGGGAAGAAAATCAAAATGAAGGTTGGGGTGAAGATTGTACAGGAAGTGTAGAAACGTTTATTGGGTCTGACATTCATAAAAAATCTTTAATTAATTAATAAATGAAAAAAATTAAAGAATTACAAAAAAGATCTAAACTTTGTGAAGGTAGAGATTTTGGTGTAGGATTTACTATCTTAAATAAAAAAGGTAGTAAATTTGAAACCTATTTACCATTTACAGCTTGTAGAGATTATTTAAATGATTTTGCTTATGTGGAATCTACTAAGAAAGAAATAGGTCAAATCTATGGATATGATCATAAATTATTAAATTGTTTTGATAAGAAAAATATTGTATATTTTGGTGTAAAAACTTTACATAGAAATAATCAAGGTAATTATGATAAATTTGATGAACTTCAAGATATTTTAATTAATAATTATATACATTTAGAAATATTTTTAAATAAAATTGAAACAGATTTAAATATTAAAATTAAAACAAGAATTGAACTAGATGAAGATACTTTAATTATCAAATGTTCTAAATTCTGGGTTAAATCAACACCGTTAATTAGTGTTTATACATTATTAATTAGATGTTATTTTAATACTGATTTAGAAGGTAATTCTATTGTAGATATTCTTAAAAATAATAAATCTTTCATTAATGCTGACTCTATGATGAAAAAACCTTGTATTGATTTTTATGAAATGTATTTAAATAATAAAAATAAATTTATAAATCCTGATTATAAAGGTTTTGATTTAATACAAGATAATAGTCCTGGTTTAATTCATAATTTTGGAATAGATGGATTTATTAGAAAACTTAAATAAATGAATTTAAAAGATAGAATAAAAATAGTAGCTTCTGAAAGAGATTTATCTTATTGTTATTTAAAAACAGCAGAAGAATTGTTTGAGCTTGGAGAAATATTGCTCAAGATGGTAACTAAACCTAATGGAAGTGAAGAAAGAATCCCGCATTTAATTGAAGAAGCTGGAGATGTTATATTAAATATTAAAATTTTAGCTTCCAAATTATATATTGAAGATGAAGTTAATAAAAGAGTTGAAGATAAATTAAATACATTGTTATGAAAGAAGCTATAGATAGATTATGGGGAATTCTTCAGTGGTCTGATAGATTGGGTTCAAGTGAAGAAGCTGAAATTAAGGATATAATTAAAATTTTAGAAAATGATAAATGAAAATTTTGAAATTAGAAAAGATCCTATTGTAGAATCTATAATTAATCAATTTAATCAAAGATCTGAAGTTGGTATTAAAAAATACGGAACTACTTTAGAAGAAAATAATAATGATGATTTTTTACAACATTTAAAAGAAGAATTAATGGATGCAATTTTATATATTGAAAAATTACAATCTTTAAAAGTAAATATTAATAAAATTAAAGAAGATAATGAAAAATACGGATTTAAAACCTAGAAATCATTAGTATCGTTCGTTACTATAGCGATCCGCACTTTAGCCATAGAAATATGGCTATAAGACGTGGATTTAAGGATGAATTTGAAATGGATGATTATATAGTTGAACAGTGGAATTCTGTTGTTAAAAAGAAAGATGTTACATGGATTTTAGGAGATATAACAATGGCTAAATCATTTCCTTATTATAATTTAGATCGTTTAAATGGTATTAAAAAAGTAATACTTGGTAATCACGATGAACCTCAACATGTACCATCTTTATTAACATATGTTAATAGTGTGTCATCATCTAAATTAATTAAAAATGATGAATATGGTAATATTTTATTAAGTCATATACCTATTCATCCACAAGAATTTGAATATCGATTAGATTACAATATTCACGGTCACGTACATACAAATACGTATAAGGATAAAAGATATATAAATGTATCTGCTGAAGTAATTGATTATAAACCTAAAACCTTAGAAGAGTTATTAAATGAATAAAACTGAAGAATTTTTAGAAAATGTTGAAGAACATACTGAGTGGTTAGAAACTACTACAGGTGAAGAAGTATATTGTATTTCTGTTGAAAATTTAGAAATGGTTTTAAAGAAATATTTTAATGAGTAAAGTGGAGTTAATCTCAAAAACTATTGGATTAAATAGTTATAAAGAATTAGATAATAATGAAGTAATTGCAGCTATTGCTAGACATGGTACAGTAAAAGAAAATGGTGGTAAACTTGTTAAATATTTGATGTGTAATAAACATTGGTCACCGCTGCAGCATATTTCATTTGGATTTAAAATTGAAACTAGACGTAGTATATCTGCACAAATATTTAGACATCGTAGTTTAAATGGTCAAGAATGGAGTTTAAGATATGCGGAACCATTAGGTTTTGAACATATTGAATTAAGACGTGAACATCCAACTAATAGACAAAGTAGTAGTGAAGTATTTAATCCAGAAATGTATCATTATATAAATGGTGAAACATCAACTGCCAACGTTATAATAAATGACACTTTAATGATGATTGAAGATGTTTATAAAAGATTAATTGAAGTTGGAGTAGCTAAAGAATGTGCTAGAGATATATTACCTTTATGTACTAAAACTACAATTCATATTACTGGAACATTAAGAGATTTATTAGGATTTTTAAATGTGAGATGTGATGAACATGCTCAAAAAGAAGTTCGAGATATTGCTACTAGAATTGGTGAAGAACTTGAAAAAGAATTACCTGAAATAATGTCAACAATAGATTGGCGAAATGGATTATTTTTATAAAATTATGGAAAATAAATTTAAAATAGAAATAGGTGATCCGTCGGGAGACGGTCATAATAAAGTAGAAACTAAAATTATTAATTCTAATAAAACTATTCAAGAAGTTAGAGATGCTTATAAAAAATCTTGCGAATTAACGGGATTAGTATTTACATCTAATACAAATGTAATTGTAAATAATAAAATTTTAAATTGGAGCGATGATGAGTATTCAGATAGAAATATTTGTGTAGAATATGAATCGTATGATACGTCAGAATTAGCGCAAACCATCTTAGAAGAATATGGTATTGAAAATCCAGTAATAGACGGAGATATAGATTCATTAGTTGATATATTTTTAGAATTTATAAAATTATCATTACCTGATTTTGAATATGATATTGTACAGGATATTATACCATCGTTAGGATTAACAATTGGTTACGGATTATTTGATTAAAACACAAAAGGGATTACAGATTGTCTTAATTGACTTTCCGTAATCCCTTTAATTTTTTTAGACCCTTTTAAATTATTTAAATTCTAAACTATGTCTTTGTTTATAATCAACTCCTAATTGTGGTAAAATTGGTACAAGTTTCGTTGCATGATCCCACATTTTGTTTTCACCTTTAGAATTTTCATCTAAATAACCAAATACTGCTTCATTATCACCAGGTACAAAATTAACAGGTGTAATTACATCATATATAAAATTAAGACCGTTTTGAATAAATCGAATACCTGCAATTGGATTTTGAATCATTTTAGCAGCTTCAATAGGATTTCTAAATTGTGCAAGTTCTCTAGTTAAACGTCTATTTACATATATGAAAAACCATAATAAATTATTGTCATCGTCATCGTCATCCATACCAGCCATTAATAAACCTAATGATGGTAATATAACAGATGTTAACATTATTTCCATAGTAGCTTTTTTTACATTAGACTTTTCATACTCACTAAGATTTTTCCAATTCATATACATTGTTTGTAACATTTGTAAATTTGGAATACCTGTTTCTCTTAAAAATCTCACAAATGTAGTGTAAGTACCTTCAATATATTCTTTTTCAGCAGAATTATAAAATCTATCATCTTCTGTTAAATTATCTTTCTTTTTATAAGAAGTCATAAACCCTGTATATCTATATGCAGCTTTACTTAAAAAGAATTTCTTAAACAACATCAACCATTTACCAGCAACTGTTTTAGAAAATTCACTTTGATATTTAATGTCATAAACACCAAATAAATCCATTACTTTATGTTTAATTAAAGCGTTGATTTGAGATTTACCACCTTTATCGTATTTAACAGTTAAATTAGCCTTAGAATAAGCAACTTTAGGATTCATTTTTAATATACCTTCACTATCAAAATACAACATATCTGCTAATGACGCACCTTTAGCTTCAGTAGTAATATTACCATCTTTATCTAAGTAATTGTTATTTTCATCCATCGCTTTAATACCGTCTAATAAAGATTGGGTAAGTATTGAATGCATTGCGTGTTCACCCATATCATTTAGAATATTACCAGACCTAGTAGTTCCAAATTTTCTAGCTATATTGTTACGTAAAGCTTCCTGTTCATTTTGACCAAGACCACCCATTACATCAAACATGTCTAAAAGTTGATTAAAATAAGACATTTTAACAGAAGTGTAGTTATCTTTAAGTATATTACCGTTTAACACTTCTTTAGTGTATTTAGCTTCAGCTTTAGCAAAAGTTGCGACATTAAATCTATGACTACCAACCGCTTCTATGAAAATATCCGTTAAACCACCCATAATATTAGTGGTAGATGCAGCTTTATTAAGTGTCATAGCTAAACCTGCAGCATATCCATTTAAAGCGTTTGTAACTTTATTAATATCTACTTGACCCCAATTACCGCCATGCTTACTCATAATATCATAAACATTACGTTCCATCATACCTACAAGTCTATTATAAGTATTACTTAATCCTGGAACAATATCTTTATTTTTACCAGTATAATATTCTTTATCTTTAGCAATATCCGTAATCATCAATAGTTTAGGTTCAAGTCTAGATTTCTCTTTATAATTTTGACCATTCCAATATTCATTTCTAAACATTGTTTCTAAATCTAAAGATTGCTCATTAGGATCTATCTTACCTCTATAATGAGTTTTAACACGATTTATAATTTCACCTTGACTATTTTTATCTTCTTTACCAGTTTGTAAACCAATGTCGTCAGTTCTAACTTTAGTTAAATCATTCCACTTATCTTTAGTTATACCTTTAATATCTAATTCTAAAGCTCTTTCTAAATCAGTTTTACTTTGAGATGGTAATTTATAAAATCTAGCACCAATAATATCTGTTACTAAAGATTGAAATCCTTCAATATCATCATTATCATCATTTATTTTAATATAACTATCTAAAATCTCCTTTTCAGTACCAGTTAATGGTTTATTTAAATATTTAGCTTTAGGAACAGTTTTACGATTAGAATCTTTAGTGGTATGTTTTTTATACCATTGACTAATTTGATAATTAAATTCTTTAAATTTTTTACTATTTAAATAATCATTTTCATCAAGACCTAACATTATAGACTCTTCAATATATTCTTGACGAGCTTTTAAAACAGGTCTTAATTCTTTATCAAAAGCTTCTTTAAATTTTATACTGTAAACACCTTTTAAATAAACATTACCTTCAGAATCTCTTTCAATTAAGTTTTTATTAAGTTCAGATAATTTAACATTACCTTTTTCTTTAATAAATTTCTCAAAAGTTTTAGCCATTTTGTGAACTTTATCAACTGTTAAAGATTTAACTTTATCAAAAGATTCAACTAACATCTGATTAACAACTTGAATAAGTTTACTTTTAGTATTTAAATTATCTTCAGCTTTAGCTGAAAACCAACTAATATCTTGTGATGGATCATTAAGAATCTTTTCAGCAGAAGATTTTAAATCTGCTTGATAATCATCTTTATCTCTAGTAACTAACATTTTAGATACATATTGATCTGCAGTTAAACCACCTTTATCAGATAAACTATTGTATTCTCTAAGTAAAAATTCACGTTGTTTAGTTTCAACTTCGGTATTATATAAAGGATTACTAAAATCCTGCATTACCTGAGCTTTACTAATTGCTAAAAATTTACTTTCAATAGCATCGTGTTTTTCTTTAGCTTTAACTAAGAAATCTTTTAACTGTTGATAATCTTCTTTCTCTTCGTCAGTTAATTCAAATAATTTTAAATCAGCCTGACTCATTAATTCTTTAATTTGAGGAAGTAAATCATAAGCAGATAAATAATCTTTATAACGCTTAATAGTTAAATCTAATTTATCTTCATAAATATTTTTAGTACTTAGTAATTCATTTAACAGTTTTTCAACGTGATTGATGGTATTGTTGAAAGATTGTGTATAACCTATTACGGCTTTCCACTTTTGAACTTTACTATATTTATCTAAAGTATCTAACAATTCTTTATTTTCTCTAATACGATCTTCTTTAGCTTCTGTAGGTTTCTTTCTATTAGATCTAACCGTTTTTTCCTGAATAGTAATCATTGCTTTTTTAGCAGCAACATTAAAGTTGTCTAATTTAGACTCTAAACTACTATATTGAGAATCATCTTCAATTCTTTTAGCAAATACAATTCTACGATCACCTATACCTGTATAATTTGTTCTATCACTTTCAACAAATGTTATAATTTGTTCAATTAATAAATCAGATTGTTTACTTTTAGCTAATCCAAATAAGCGTCTTACAGCGTCGATAAATTGTTTCCAATATGAAATGTTCTCTTCTACATCTAAAGCTCTTATTTCGTCTTGAAATGCTTTATTTGTGTATAATTCTGAAACAAACTCTGCTTCATTTGTAAAACCATAAGAGTCACTACCATTTGATAAATCACTATACCATTTAAACATTTTGTTAATTAACTCAGCAAACTGTTTTTCTTCAAATGTAACAGGATTTATTAATGCTTGTAGTGATTGTGCGTGTCCTAATTCGTGAAGAAATGATTCAACTGCAATTTTACTATTAACTTTAGCTAATCTTTCTTTACTAATTTCAATAGTATTAGTTTTAGCATCAATTTGCATTACCGTATTTTCAGTTTCTAATACAGATTCTTTAACAAATTTAACATTAGCTCCAGTTTTATTCTTTAAATTCTTAGCTTTTGTTACTAATTCTTTACCAATTGGTGATAAATCATTAAAATTGTTAATAATATTATCTAAAACTTCATCGACTGTAACTTTACTTTTATCATTGAATAAAACTTTGTTATTTTCTTTAGAAAAATCTTCAGTTTCATCAACAACTTCATTATTTTCAGATTCTACTTTGTTTTTATCAACAAACTCTTTAAAATCTTTTATATCTTGATTAGAACCTAATATATGAATTTGTTCTGATTCAAATACCGCATATTCTAAAGTTTTTTCATCAGATTGTTTAGATATAACAGAATCACTTCCTACAACTATCGCAGGTGTTTTTGTTCCTAATTTCTCTAATTCTAAAGCCTTTTTAATGTCTAATTTTTTTTCACTAAATAAATTATTAATTTTATTTATACTTTTTTTATAAGTTTCTTTACTTTTTTCATTTAAAGAATTTTCAAATTCTTCTTTTGTTATTCTTTTGGGTATTTGTTGAATTGATTTACTTCCGTATAAATTAATTTCTTTATCTTGTTTTTCTCTAGGGTTTATATAAGTTACAGAGTAATCATAAGTATTTCTATTAAAATTAAATATTGCTTGATTTTGATTATTATGTGTTCCTCCTTCAGAAAATATTCTACCCATAGGTAATTCTCTACTGATTTCTCTATTAAAATATTGTTTTAAATTTTCAATAAAACCTTCTTCTATAGATTTATTAAAATCAAAAACAGTATTTAATTTTGTTGGAGATTTAATATCTAATATTGCAGAAAATACAAAGTTACCTTCCTGTGTACCATCATCCATACTATCATTCCAAGCGAATCTTTCCTCAGCCCATTCTTTATTATTTGTAAAAAAACCAGCACCACTAAACCCAAGTGTTGCAGAACCAGCTTTTTTAATATCAAATTTTTTATTTTTAATATTAAATCTAGTTCCGTGATAAACAATATCTTTTACTTGACTATTAGGGAATATAGTATTTAAATATTGAGAATATTGTTGTTGATTACCAATCTTAGATAATTCAGGATTTTCTTGAAATATATCATTTACTCCTTCTTTTACAATAACTTCGTTTTTTTTAGACCCTATAAGATCGTTGAAATCTACTTTCTTTGGTACTTTTTGAAATGGTAAATCTTCTAATTCATCAAATTGTTCGTAAGATTTGGTATCAAATCTATTAATAGGTTTAACTTCACTTCTAATTAAACTTCTAGGATATTTTTTAGATATATCCTTTAAAGCTGCTATTTTAGTATTGATAAGAGCTTGAGAAGTATATTCTTTATTTAAAAGCTGTATTTTATCTTTAAAAAATTCTTGAGCTTTTTTAGGTAAATCTTCAAAATTTATATAATCTTCTTTTGTAATTTCTCCACTACCCCCCTTCCAAACATCTATAAATTTTGGGTATTTTGTTGTTCCTCTTAATACCCATAAACTATCATTTAATTCAAATTGTACATCTTCAGAAGTTAAAGTATTTTGAACTTCTCCTACAATTTCTTCCCTAACACTCTCAATACTTGTAGTATTATCTTTAGTTTGAGTTGGTTGAATTATATTTGTAGTTTTTTTATCTAAAGATTCAATTTTTTTAAAATGTTTTACTTGAGCTTCTTTTTGCCATATTTCATCATTAATTTCTTCAAAATCCTCATCTTCTGCTGATGGATTGTTTAAAAATAAATCTCTTTTTTTATTATTTAAAATTTCTAATTCATTTTCAAGTAGTAATAAAGATTTATTTTTTTCAACTTTACTAATTTCAGGTTTAATTAATTTACCATATTTTTGGTCAAGTATTTTATTAATACCATCAATGATTTTTTTAGTTGTATAAGGAATATCTTCATCATATTCTAATCTAAAATTATTACCTGTAAGAGTAATTCCTAATTCATTATGATGATGTGCTAAATCATCTACAATAGCAGCTAAATTAGGTTGAACAGTATTTACATTACTTAAAGATGGATATTTAGTATAACTTACTCCAAGTAATTCAGATTTTTTATCTTTATTTACTTTTTCAGAAGCATCCCAAACACTACCGCTATAAACATCTGTGTTAGCTGCCCATAATATATCATTTGATTGTGGATATAGTTTAAACTTAATCTTGCCACCACCACCTTCTAAATGACCTATTTGTTTATCAATAGGTTTAGTATATGCAGAAATAGCAAATTTACCACCAGCTTTTTCATTATCTTCAATATGAGATAATAAATTTTGCATCATAAGATTTACATCAAATTCACTATAAGCCCCTACAACAGAACTAAACTCTTGTCCTCTTGAATATATTTCTTCAGGATTATATTGAATGTTATTTACTTTTTTCCATTCTTCTATAATTTCTTTAGACTGTTCATATTCTTTGTTTCTTTCTATAAAACTATCACTTGCTGCTGCATTTTCATTTATTTTAAATTCATATTCACCGTAATAGTCATCAGTTTCTTCATCATAAATTGGAGTTTTTATAGTCAAGTAAGCATTTCTATTATTATACATTTTTAATAATATATCATCTGGTATTTTAGTATCGGATTTTATACCAACCATACTACTTAAAGAACTTGAAACAGGTAGAGGTAAAGATGTATTAAATAGGATTAAGAGAGATTATACT